CCTGGAGGTTCGCGTCATCGTTAGAGAGGATTTTCGTCTGGGTGTTCAGGTCGGCAAGCGTGTCGGAAAGGAGCGCGGCCTGCTGCGCCATCTTCCGGTATTCTTCAGTGTCCTGTTTACCTTCCAGCCGCAGGCGGGCCATGCTGTCCTGGAGCTCGCGCAGCTGCAGGGAAAGGCGTTTGCCGCCCTCCCGTGTCTTCTCCTGTTCAGCCTGGAGCCCGGCAAGGGCGCCCTTTTCCTCCTCGAGCGCCTTCTTCGCGGCGTTCAGCTCATCCAGGGCGGCCACCTTGGCCTTTCCCGGAGCGGCATCCCGGTAGGCTTTCTCCAGCGACTTGATGTCGCTCTCGATCTGTCCGATGACTTCCTTCTGCGCCCGAATCCTGTCGGTCAGGCTCTTGCTACCGGCAGCGGCGCGTTCTTCCTCCAGGGAGATACGACTGTACTCCTCCCGGAGGTTCCGGACACTCTTCTCCGCCTCGCGGTGTTCCCTCTCAAGCCCTTCAAGGGCCGCGCGTTCCTCGTCCAGCACCTTGCGGCAGGCCGCCACGTCGGCGGCAAGCTCCGCCTGTGCAGGCCCCGGCTTCATGTTCTGAAGCTGCGTTTCCATACGGTGCAGGTCGGAACTCACCCCCTCGATGACCTTCCTCTGCTCCTCGATACGCGCGTTGATGGCCTCGGCCGCCTTACTGGCCTTTCCGGCAAGGATATCAACCGCAAGGCCGGCCTTGTCAAGGCCGCCGGTCAAGTGGTCCTTCATCAGGAATTCGATTTCTACGGGCTTCATCGTTTACAGTTCTAAATTGCTTTGGTAAAAATTCACTATGTCGCCGGCTTCACGGGCGGCGGATTCCGGATCGATCCCGCCGCCATCGCCTTGCGGAACCTTGGAGTCAGCTACTGACCGGCGGCGCACGTACTTGGGGGCGTCATGGAGCATCATCACCAGCGTCTGGTAGTTTACACCCCTCATGATATATTCCACCGTCCAGCCTGTTGCGGAAGCGACACTCCAGATAAAACCGAAGGGGCTATGGGACCCTTCAAACTCGGTCCTTAACTCCCCTTCCTTCTTTGGCTCAGTCTCGGTCTCATCGGGTTCGCCCGGTCCACCGACCTGATAACACTCGTAAAAGCCTCGCTGCCCATCAGGCTGATAAACTCCTCCAGGGCACCCACGAGGAAACGGTGGTCCACCCATACCCGGAGGAACCATGCGACGGGGCGTTCCAGATGACGGGAAAAGGCACCGCGGCAGAGCGTGAGGGCAACCATGCGGGAGAGGGTGACACCGTGACGGGCCATGAACTCCATGCGCTCGCGGACACTGAACGACTCCATCTCACCGGGGGAGACATCCATCGACAGGTACAGCCGGGAGATGCGGATCTGGTCTTCCAGCCGGGGACGCCGCATAGTCACACGCAGACGCAGCGCCCTCCTCATAAAAGGAAGCCGGAACTCCCTCAAGGGAAGGGAGACGCCCCGGTCAAGCAACGCCTCGGACGCCTCCCTCTGCACCATTCTTGCCTTACGATCGTCCATACGCTATGCCGATGCAGTGTCGTTGATCTCGTACGGGGCGCTGCCGTCCTCGGGCTTGTTCACCTTCAGCTGGCACTCGATCTTGGAGACCTCCGTCAGCGTCAGCTTCCCGCCAAGGTTCGCAAGGATCGTACCGTTCGGGATGGTCATCGTCTGGCCGCTCACGAACTTGATGGCCCACTCGCCGGAAAGCTGCACCAGCTCGGTCGGGGCCTTCCAGCCCGTGGGGGCATCATCCGGACCCACCAGCGTGCCGCCCAAAACGGCCTTGATGTTCTTGTAGTCAAGCTGGATAAGGTTGAACGTGGGCGATACCTGCCCGTTCTTCTGCAGAAGCGTCAGCACGGGGGCGTCGGGAACCTGCTCGGCCTCGACATCCACGCTCTCGGGCTTCGTCCCGCCCCAGTCCCAGCTGCCCTTCTCGATCCAGCCGATGGTTGCGGTGCCGAACGTAACGACGGCGATGCCGTAGATAAAATTCTTATTCTTTTCCATTTCGTCTCTTGATTAAAAAGGTTGATACTATGCCGGATGCCATACCGGCGATAAAAGCAATCAGGGCGATTTTAACGGGGTTAAAACGCTGTTTGAACTCCGTTTCAGCGGTTTTCGTGGCACTCACGGTGTCGCCCCGGATACGGGTCAGCTCCTCCCCGTACCAGAGAACCAGACGCTGGAGGCTGTCACAGGTGGAGGTCACCACCAGCGTATCGCCCCTGGACGTCACGTCCACGCCCGCCTGCCCGTTCTTTCCATGATAGGAGGCACCGGCAGGAAGAGCCAGCAGGTCAGCAGCCGGAATCTTCAGCGTCAGCACCGAGGCCGGGAGGCCCGCCATCACCAGACCCCGACGCACGGACCTTGCGCTGTCCGCGCTTGCCGAGGTACTCTCCTGAATCCGGGTCCGGCTCTGCCTTCGGGAGCTCGCGCAGCCCGTAAAGAACAGGGCAGTCGTCATGATGACGGCAACTGTTAGCCGTGTCAATGGCCTTCCGAAGACGCGCCATCTCGCGCTTGGTGGCCTGCAGATCCTTGCGTGTCGCATTCAGTTCGTCTTTTAAGGGTTCTACAATGTTATCGATCAGGATGCGCGTGGCGTGCTCGGCGTTGTCTATATGCACAGTCTCGGCATCGGCCTTCGCCTTCTCCGCTTCCGCACGCGCTTTCCGCAACGTGGGGCCCAGGGTCAAAAGGGCCGTCAGGGCGGCGACAAGACCGCCACCGAATATCCAGTTCAATACAACGCTCGTTTCCATAACGCCTCCCTTATGATTGTCTGATACCTATTGATTGAAGCCACTCCTGTACATCGAAGCTGGGGCAGGCTTTGGCCGCCAGCTCGTTATGCCCCACGATACGCACGTCCGGGAAACGGCGGTGGAAGTCTTTCACGTACTTTTCAAGCGCACGCTTCTGGCAGGCCGTACGGGTGTCCGCAGGCGTTTTACCGTCCTTTGCGCACCCGCCGGCATACACGATATGGCGGCTCACGGAGTTGTAGCCGGCCACGCCGTTGGTGATCTCCCAGGGG